TTGGCACAATGGTCCAGTCATCGAAGCCCTGGAGCGCGGTGCGATTCTACTGCTTGACGAAATTGACTTGGCTTCCAACAAGATTCTTTGCCTTCAGTCAATCCTGGAAGGAAAAGGAGTCTTTCTGAAGAAGATTGGTAAGTTTGTAAAACCATCTGATGGATTTAATGTGATTGCCACTGCAAACACTAAGGGTAAGGGTTCTGATGATGGTCGTTTTATCGGCACCAATGTTCTTAATGAAGCATTCCTTGAACGATTCCCTGTAACCTTTGAACAGTCCTATCCTTCTCCTGCAACAGAACAGAAGATTCTAGAAGGGATTGCTCTAGATCTTGGTGTAGAAGATCGTGACTTCTGTAAGCGTCTTTGCGATTGGTCGGACGTAATCCGTAAAACCTTCTACGATGGTGGTATTGAGGAAATCATTAGCACCCGTCGTTTGGTTCATATCATTCGTGCCTATGCTATCTTCAAAGACAAAGCAAAGGCAATTCAAGTTTGTGTAAATCGCTTTGACGATGAGACCAAACAGGCATTCTTGGAACTCTATGACAAAATTGATGTGGACTTTCAACTTCCCAAAGAAGAAAAACCTGAACTTGAATTAACGATTGAGGGCGGTCACGAAGTTTCTCTCTGATAAAACTTCTTTGCTGAAAAGTGTTATTCGTATAAATAATAATAGCACTTTTCAGTTTATTATGCCTTATTCAAGAGAACAAAAAATTGAATATAATAAAAAATATCGTCAAAAAATGACGGAAGAACAAAAGGAAGCAAAGCGTCTTGCTGATAGAGAATACTATCATAAAAATAAAGAAAAATGTAATGAACGTAATTTGCGTTATTATGAAAATCACAAAGAACGAATAAAAGAAAATGGAGCGAAAAACAACAAAAAAAGACGCCAAAATTTAAGAGAACAAGCAAAACAAAAACTTGGTGGAAAATGTGTATGGTGTGAAACAACTGAAAATCTTGAATTTGATCATATAGACCCAGCACAAAAATCTTTAACTATCGGAAAACTTGATTGTTCTCTTGAACTATGGTGGAAAGAAGTTGAGAAGTGCCGTCTCTTATGTAAAACGTGTCATAAAAAACATAGTGATGCTGAAATGGCAGCAAAACACTTCTATTGGTTAAATCTTTCTTTTGATGAACGACAAAAACTTATCCAACAACAACTTGACCAACCTGCTCCTTTCTGATATAATAAAAGGAGGTAACTGTGCCTCCTTTTTTGTTCCTTTAATGTGATGTAAAATGTCTGAAAACTTTGAAGATTTTTATGGTGGTTATTCACCATCTACTGAAATATTTGGAAATAGTAATTATCTATTTTCTGATGCATCTCCAGATACAATTAAGTTTACTATGAGTGAAAATAAAGATGGAACTCTCAATCTTTCAAAAGAGATTGTTAATTCTAGAGTTCCTGGAGGAATGGGAAATGATCACATTACGATCAGTAAAGAAGTTCAAAACGATGGATATGTAAAATACGATATGTATAAAGATTCATTTGTTTTTGAAGTTCCAAATAATACAAATGGATTTTGGAAATATAACGAAGATAAAATTCTTAAAGAACTAAAAGATTATCTTGGAAGCACCTATAAATCTCATTATACTTCTCAAGAATCTAAAACTCAAACTCTTGATTTGATTGAGAGTATTGGAGATGCAGAAGCGTTTTGTCGTTCTAATGCAATCAAATACCTTTCTCGTTTCGGAAAGAAGAATGGTAAATCAAAAATGGACATTCTGAAAGCAATCCATTATTGCATTCTTCTCTATCACTTTGCTGGCCTTTGTAATGAAAATACGCAACCTTATGAAACTTTCTGATAAAACTCTTTCTGTCCTGAAGAACTTTTCTTCTATTAATCAGTCCATTCTGTTTAAGCAAGGAAATAAACTTCGCACAATTAGTGTGATGAAAAATATTCTTGCTGAAGCAACAATCACCGAAGAATTTCCAAAAGACTTTGGTATTTACGATTTGAATCAATTTCTAAATGGTTTGGGTCTTCATCGAAATCCAGAACTTGATTTTGAAAATGATGGATATGTGATTATCCGTGATGGCAAGATGAAGTCCAAGTATTTCTTTGCTGATCCAAATGTAATTATTGTTCCTCCCGAAAAAGAAATCAATCTTCCTACTGAAGATGTTTGTTTCGAACTTAGTACGGAACAACTTGATCGACTTCTCAAGGCAGCTGCAGTATATCAACTTCCTGATATTTCTGCCGTTGGTGAAGCAGGTGTTGTCAAACTGGTTGTTCGTGACAAGAAGAATGATACTTCCAATGACTTTGCAATTATTGTTGGAGAAACTGATAATGATTTCTGCTTTAACTTTAAGGTAGAAAACATCAAAGTTCTTCCTGGAACTTATGAAGTCGTTGTCTCTTCTAAACTTCTGTCACGATTTACTTCTAAGAATCATGATCTAACTTATTATATTGCTATGGAGCCTGATTCAACTTTTAACGGATGAACATATTTGTCACATCGCCATGTCCCACTAAATCTGCCCAAGTACTACCCGATAAACATATAGTGAAGATGCCTCTGGAAACCTGCCAACTATTATCTATCGTGGCATCAGATAAGTGGGGGCATGGGTATGGCACTCTTCCAAAGGCAGACGGAACTCCTTATGCTACTGAGAAGGGTGCTTTTCGCAATCACCCATGTACTGCATGGGCAAATGAGTCCGAAGAAAATGCGCGATGGTTGTTAGTTCATGGATTTGCATTATGTCAAGAATACGCTGCAAGATATGAAAAAACACATACATGCTTTCATACACTTCTTGCTGCAAATGAAATCTTTCCAAATGTGAACTATAGCAATCACACACCATTTGTCAGAGCTATGCCTGATGAATATAAACTTGATACAAGCATTGATACATTCGCTGCATATAAAATGTATATTGCTTCTAAACCTTGGGTATGTGATAATTATCTTCGTATGCCTGAGCGTAAACCTTCTTGGATAAATTAAATTATGGAACTAACTGATAACAAATCATTCCTCTGGGTTGAAAAATGGGCACCAGAATCTGTTGAAGATTTGATTCTTACTAAAAGTGTAAAAGATTTTTTTACTAATGTAGTAGATGAAGGACAATTAAATCAAAATCTTATCCTTCAAGGTTCTCAGGGGTGCGGTAAAACTCAAACTATTAAAACTCTCTGTAAGATTACAAAACAGGATGTTTTGTTTTTGAATGGTTCTTCTGAGGGTAGATATTTGGATACTATTCGCAATCAAGTCATTAATTTTGGAACTACTGTTTCTATGTTTAATGATAAGAAAAAAGTAGTATTCTTTGATGAGTTTGATGGGACAACTAATGATGTGATGCTTTGTCTTCGTGGAGTGATTGAGCAACTTCATAATAATGTTTGTTTTATTTTTACTTGTAATAATCTAAACAAGATTATTGAACCAATTCAATCAAGGTGTGTTGTTCTTAAATACACACCTATTCCAAAGAATGAAAAATCCCAGTTGATGGTTTCTATTTTTAATAGAATGTCTCATATTCTTGATGAAGAAAAAGTTGAGTATGATAAAAAAGTTGTAGCAGAACTAATTAAAAATTATTTTCCAGACACAAGACAACTTCTTAATACTCTTCAAAGGTATTCTTCAAGTGGAAAGATTGATAGTGGTATTCTTGCAACTTTTAGTGATGTAAAGGTTAATGATCTCATCAAAAACCTTAAAGAGAAAAATTTCCCTGAAGTCCGCAAGTGGGTTGTTAATAATCTTGATAATGATAGTGGGGTACTTCTCCGTCGTATTTACGATGCTCTTTATGATGCCCTTGAAAACAATAGCATTCCTGCTGCTGTGCTTATCATTGCTAAGTATCAGTACCAGATTGCATTCGTAGCTGACCAAGAGATTAATCTTCTTGCTGCTCTTACTGAAATTATGGTTGAATGTGAGTTTAGATGAACTTAATTTTATCTGAGAGTGATGCGATTTATGCTGCAGATAAGTTTATAAATTACTATTCGCAGTTTAATCGCATTGATGATTATTTCCGACATGTGAAGAAAGATAGAGGAATTGGTAATTCTGGATATCTTCCTGGATTTGGTGCAGACTCTGATATGTTTGATGCCTTTGAGATGCATCCAAAAGATATGGAGTTTGGAATCTATATTGTAGATACAAATCCAAATTCTAAAATTAAATACAATCAGAAACTTTATTCTGATGTTTTAAATCTTACTGCTTCTAATGCTGTAGAGGAAGCAATTCCTGGTAGAACATTAAAGTGGATAGTTGTAGAAAAAACAACTGATAAAATCGTTGGTGTTGTCAGATTTGGATCACCAACTATTAATAGTAAACCTCGCAATGACTACTTTGGAAAAGTACTTCCTCTTTCTGATATCAATCTTCATTTTGTTATGGGGTTTAATATCGTACCAACTCAACCTTTTGGTTACAACTACCTCGGCGGAAAGTTACTTGCTCTTCTAGCATCTTCTACAGAATTAAAAAGACAATTTGATGATAAGTATGGAACCAATCTGAAGTATTTTGAAACAACTTCTTTGTATGGAACTACAAAGGGAATGTCAATGTATGATGGTTGTAAACCATATCTGAAACATATTGGTGATACTCAGAGTGATTTTCTTCCACTGTTTCATGATGATGAGTTTCGTGATTTCTTTTGGTGGTTTAATGAGCGCAATAATGGAGAACGATTAGTTCCTGCTGATAAGTCTTCAAAGAAACTAAAGATTCAACAGAAGATGATTGCAATAATTCGTAAATCATTGAAAGATGAAGATAAACTCAAGCAGTTTAATGATTGTATTGAACATGCAAAATCATTAACAGAGAAGAAAAGATATTATCTTGGAGATTTTCGTCACACTCAAGAGCAAGCACTTGAATGGTGGAAAAAGAAAGCATCAAAGAGATATGAAAAACTTAAGTCTGAAGGAAGAATTAGAACTAAACTTGAAATTTGGGAACCAGGAGCAGATTTGGAGATTATTAGATAATGGAACTAAAAGACTGGTTAAATTCAATCAATTTTACAAAAGAAGATTTATCTGAGGATATTAAGTCATATCCTCCTTTTATTATCAATCGTTGTCTATCTGGGCATTTGGATTGTGTGATGTTTGCAAATGAAATGAATAAGTATCATTTCTTAGATAAAGATATGCAATATTCTTTTTTTCTAAATAGTTTGAGGAAACGGAAGAGATTTTCTCCCTGGCTCCGAAAGGATAAAGTCACAGACTTAGAATGTGTAAAAAAATACTATGGATATAGTAATGAAAAAGCATCTCAAGCTCTGAAAATCCTGACAAACGAACAGATTAACTTTATTAAACAACGACTTGACATTGGAGGATCGAAATGACTACTACGGTAGAACCTAAAGTTGATTGGTCACAAGACCAAATGGTTGAGGTACTTCTTAATGAACCTGATGACTTCCTTAAAGTCCGTGAGACTTTAACCCGCATCGGAGTTGCATCAAGAAAGGAGAAAAAACTCTATCAATCTTGTCATATTCTGCACAAGCAGGGTAGATATTTTATTGTTCACTTTAAGGAATTGTTTGCACTTGACGGCAAACATGCAAATCTTACTGTAAATGATGTGCAACGCCGCAATCGTATTGCACGACTTCTTTCTGATTGGGGACTTATTTCAATCGTAGATGAAGAAAGAGTAATGGATATTGCTCCTCTGAATCAAATTAAAGTCCTTGCATATAAGGATAAAAACGATTGGATTCTTGAGCAGAAGTATAACATTGGTAAGAAAGGTAAAACACAGGAAACCGAATAATAAAGTGCGGAGTTCAACACTCCGCTTTTTTTATGTTCTGTTATAATTAATAATGAGCGCCGAAAGGGTTCACACAATCAAACCTCGCTTTAAAAAGGAGTTACTAAAATGACTAACCTTACAAGGTATAAGACTGCGGATCTTTCTACAATTTTGGATAGAATCACTCGCAATAGTATTGGAATGGATGAATACTTTGATCGTCTGTTTAATCTCCACGAAACCACCTCAAATTATCCACCATATAATCTTGTTCATGTAAGTAATGTAGAATCTCGTTTAGAACTTGCACTTGCTGGATTTAAAAAGAAAGAAGTAAATGTCTACACACAAGATGGCAAACTCTTTGTTGAAGGTCAGAAAGAAGATAAAGAGACAGAAACTAACTATCTGCACAAAGGTTTGGCTCAACGGTCATTTACACGAGCATGGACGCTCTCTGATGATACGGAAGTTAGATCAGTTGATTTTGAAGATGGGCTTCTGACGATTGTTCTTGGAAAGATTATTCCTGATCATCATAAGAGAAAGGATTGGTTCTAAATAGTATTGAATATCGTCGCCGCGAGGAGCACCTGGCAAAATCCAGGTTGACTCCTCCTTTTTTTGTTGCTATAATATCTAAAGGTAAATGTGTGCTATGACAATCAAACTCATACTGCTAAAGTCTGGTGAAGACATTATTTCTGATGTGGCAGAAATGACAACTGGAGAAGGAGAAGATAAAAGAGTCATTGGATATTTTCTTCATAAACCATGTATTGTCAAAATTAGAGACTCTCAGATTTTGACGGAAGAAACAGAGGCAGAACAAAAATCTGCTTTTAAAGTATCTCTGTTTCCTTGGATGCCACTTACTTCAGATAAAACTATTCCAATTCCTGCGGATTGGATGGTTACGATGGTAGAACCTAAAGAAAAATTAAAAGAAATGTACATTGAGGATGTTGTAAACTATGGAAAAGATAGTCAAAATACTGGTGCTGATGAACAATCAGATTCTGGTCAGTCAGATTGAAGAAGTTGGTGCCGATATCGGTGAACCAGATTGTAAACTTATAAATCCATATATTGTAAAAGAATATAAGGAAAGTGTTCATACTCTTGAACCCTTTCTTGCTAATATTACTAGGCAAGATACATTTATGATGAGTTCGGACAAGATTTTGACTCTTGTTGACCCAACACCTACACTATTGGAAAAATACGAGGATTTGATTAAGTAATGCGCTTCTTTCTGTAACGAGAATACCATCCAATGTATCTTTTATCAGACATTAAGTTTTGAATACAATAGATACATCCCATAATAGTTCTTCCATTTAATATATTTATGTCTCAAAGGTTTTATACTAATGTTCAGTTGATTGGAAATCAATTTTTGGTCCGTGGAGTTGAAGATGGAAAAAGATTTGAAACAAGGGATGAATTCTTCCCGACATTATTTGTAAAAACCAAAAAAGATACCAAG